CCAATGTCAGAACTTAGACTAGCCTTTCGACTAGAACAGGTTCGCGACGATTGAGCGACGGTAGTACTGGTTGCGACCCGGGGTGAAGTTCGAACCGTCCGTCGTGCCGTTCGACTGCGTAACGAACGGGTTCGCAATCATGCCGTAACGAGTCTTGAAGCCAATCTTCGGCTGGAAACTGTTCGGATCCTGCGCGCGAACCATCTGAAGCGGGACGTAAGGGCAGTAGAAGATACCTGCGTCGTACGCTGATGAACCCTTGTAGCCGACCACGTAGAACTGGTTAGCTGCCGAGAAGTTCGCCGAGTACGGATCCACGAACACCTTGAAGCGACCGTTCAAGACACCTGCGAACGTGTTGCCCGTGTCATCAACCTGAAGGTTGTTGGCCAGAGCCGTTGCCGTGTCAAGCTTGCCCGTCATCGCCAGCGCCGACGCAACGTCCGCCGAGCAGATGATGAAGTTACCCTTGCCACGACGTGTGTCCTGCGCGATCAAGTTCGCATCACGCTCCAACTGGAACATGAGACCCTTGAAACGCTCAACCGACCAACGACCGTTTGAGTCAACGTCAAGGTCGAACGTGCCCGGTGTTGCCGTCGCGAGCGAACCCGTCTTAGCAACGCGGTAGATCGTACGAATGACCTCTCGGTTCATTTCCGCAAGAATTTCCTGCGAAAGAATGTTCGACAACTCCGAGTCAGCATCGAGGCCGTGAACCGCCTTGAGGTCCTGCGCCAACTCAATCGTGTACTCAGCCTTCAAAGCACGCGAGTTTGCCGTCACCGTGGTCTTCTCGATGGTGAACGACATTTCGTTGAACGTGCCGCCACCTGCCGTGCCAAGTGCTTCAGCGGCTGCGGTGCTGATGCCCGTACCCGTCGAGTACGCGAGCGAGCCCGTGAAGCCTACTGCGCCTGCGTCAGTGCCGCGATGCGTGCCCTGACCCGAGAACGACGTATCAGCTTCGTTGAACAACGCTTCCGTCGCTGCGGTACGATCCGAGCCACCGCTGTAACGCGACTTCATCGCGAAGATAAGGCCTGTCGGACCGCTCATCGGCTGCACGCCCGCCACGTCATACGCCATCAAGTTCGGCAACGAACGACGAACGAGGCTGATGAGGATCGGATCGTACTTGTCAATGCCCGGGGTCGAGGCAATGTTGTTGGTCGGAGCGTTTTCCATAAGCATCTGACGCTCTTCCATGTTCGCGCGCTGCTGGTTCTCAAGTAGCACCGCCGTAACCTGACGACGATAGTTGTCCTTGATCGCCCCTAGCTCCGGGTGATCAAGCACCGGCTGCCACTTTTCCATCTGGTCTTCGGTCAGAAACATTTCCTGTCTCCTTAAAGTTGTTTGAAGCTCGTTGAAGTTATTTATACCTTTGGAGATTTCCGATCCAGTTTAGAACTTCTTGGACCGAGAAATTGCCTCTACGTACTTCTGCACTGACGGCGACACTTCCCGCAGTTCAGGTGACGTGACTTCCTCTGTCAACACCGACGATGAACCTGCTGGTGCCTTGGTGAAGTATGTCTCCTTGATGACGGTCAGCTTGCTCTTGTAGAGGTCCTCGGACTCAAACGTCACGTCCTCAACCAGCTTCTTGAGCCGCTCGACTTCGGTCTGGGCGAGCCCCTCAGTCATCGTTGCAAATACCTGTGCCTTCTTCAGGTCAGTGATTTGCGCCTGGAGTTCAGCCGCCGAATTCACAGACTCGGTAAGCTTCGCCTCTAGGCCAGCGATTTCGTCAGCCATCTGACCGACAACATCTGCCTTCTCTTCCGGGACAGCGATGTAGTTCGCCTCAAACAAGGTCTTGAGACCGAGCATGAAGTTCTCGGAGATTTCGGTGCGGACCGACGACTCGATTGCGAGCGTATTGTCCTTCACCCACTCCTCGGTTGCAAGCGTCAGATACTGGTCAAGCTTGGTGACCATTTCTTCCTTGATCGTTGCAACTTCCTTGGCCGCTTCCTGAGCAACCGCGTCCTCAAGCTCCTCGCGAAGCGAAGCAACACGTGCCTCGACCACTGCCTCAAAGAGGCTCTTGGCCTTGGTCTTGAACTCCTCGGTCAACGACGCGTCCGATTCAAACAACTTGGCAACATCGAAGCCTTCACCGAACAGCTTCTTCTTGCCATCCTTCTTGTCCTTCTTATCGTCATCGTCGTCCTTGTCGTCATCCTTCTTGCCCTTCTTGTCGTCATCAATATCAATGGTGACCTTCTCCTCGTGGATTCGGTTACCCTTGCTTGTTGACTGATTGATGACTGAAGTAGGATCGACAACCGTTGCGAAGTCCTTCGCAGGACCCGCACCCTGATTGGTCGGAACAGGCTGCTTGGAGTTCTTGGCCGATGCCTTCTTACCGGCTTCGACTGTGCCTAGGTCTTCCGACGGCGCGTCCTTCGAGTCACCCTGCTTCATTGGCTTCTCTTCCTTGACGGCGACGCCCGGTGCAGGAGCATTCGCAGGCTTCGGCTCTTCCGCCGCACCCTTCACTCCCATCGACTCGGTAGCCGAACGCTGCGAAGAACCCTGGGCCATAGGCTCAGTTTCCTTGTTCTTCCCAGCACCCGGATACGCCGATTCAGCTAGAAGCTGCCGAATCTTGCTCTCAACTGACATTGAATGTCTCCGTGACTAAACGTGAAAAAGTTTCGTGATCTATTTATAACCGGTCAAACCTACAGCGATTGGACAAACGATTCAAAGAGTGCAATCTTTGCCTTCTCCAAATCACGCGACGGTGTTGCTGCAATCATGTCCTGCGCCTCTTCGATCTGGCGCTCTGACCATACACCATTCTCAAGCACCCATTCTTTGCTTTCCATGATTCCTGCAACGAACGCATCCGGTGCCGAAGGGTCTGCTACAATGTCAGCGGGTGTTGCCAACTTGAAATCCTTCTGCACGTCACCACCCTTGACCGTTCCTACACCGCGCGAGGATACGCCTAGCTTGGCCCCTTCGTCCAAAAGAGCCTTCGCAATCTTGCCCATAGGCGTATCGAGGAGCTTCGCCTTGCCGATCCAGTTATCGCCTTCCTCAAGGAGGGAGACAATCATGTGCGAGACACGATCCAAATTGATGGTCGGACCTGCAGGGTGACCTAGCTCGCCGAACGCATTCCGTGGTTCAATGCGTTCGGAGATATACCGATTCACCTCTTCGGTAATGTTGCCCTTGGGGTAGCGGCGTCCATTCCGATTCTTGACGTTCGATTGAATGAAGATTCCTTCGATGAAGT